ACAAGAAGATGTCGACCGCCGCCACGCTTCGACAGAATCAGGCTCTGAACGCGGCGAGACGGGCCAAGTACAAGTCAAGAGGTTAACATGCCTGGTGTTACCCCCCTCCTCCACGCCAAGGTACGGGGAGAGTCCAGTCCGTTCAGCACCGTCTACATCTCCCCAACCAACGGCGTCACTGATGCCTCGACCACCCTGGGTGCAGACCCCACCTTCGAGTTGGATGTCGCCTTCTACGAGGGATCCAAGGCCCGGGTTCGGGTCGTCCGCAAGGATGGTTCCTCGGAACAGAAGATGATCGACCTCACGGAGTCCATGCCTGATAAGGTTGTCTGGTTCAACAACCGGGCTGCCGCTGGGTACGGGACTTTCGACACCGGATGGATCAAGTGCCCTGACGACAACGCCTACGTCTACCGCATCATGGGCGGCATGGTCTACGTCAAGCGCAACAGTGATTGGCAGACTCAGGATCTTAACGGAACGAGGGACGTTAAGATTGTCGATCTCCCCAAGGAGATCCAGGTTCGAAGCCGGGCAACGTTCGTTCTCCCTAAGGGTGACTACACAGACGACGGATCTATCATCGAGATCTGGCCCGGAGATGCAACAACGCCTCCGCGTGTTCGCGCGCAGCTCAAGGCCAACGGCGCTCGAATCATTCCCGTACTCTTCGCTCCGATTGAGAATCCCAATGGGTGAAGCTTTAGTCACTAATGATTTGTTCTCGGAACCTGGCGGCTGGCGGTGAGTACTGCTACACTCGGTTGTTCGATTGTAGCTACATTCAAGTTGATTCTTTGGTTGAGATGTATCGTGTCAACCGGTCAGTCGTTAGTCGTTGCGTGATTCACGGAAAGGTCAAAATGACGGTATCTCAATACGCAGCATCCTGTGCCAGGTACTACGCCGACGTCGCGGATGTCGGTTATTCGCAGCCAGATCGCTGGACTTTCTACGATCGGTCCGACTGGGACGGCTGGCTCATCAATCCGCCCGCCAATGCCGACTGCTCGGCTCTCGTTGCGGGCTGTTACAACCTCGCGGCTCACCACGAGTGGGGTGAGCCCTTCACCGCTGGCTATTTCCCTCGGTCGACCTGGACCGGTTCGCTTCGGGAGGAGTGTCTTCAGCGCAACTTCGCCGACATCTCGGATTCCTGGACGGGCAACGAGCCTGACGGCGGATTCGAAGTTGGCGATATCGTCTTGTCTGAGGAGGCCTCGGGCGGTAAAGGTCACGTCGCAATAGTAACCGCCCTCAACCCGACAGTTCTTTCCGAGGCATGGATCGCTGAGGACGGAAGTATCGACGGTTGGGTCGGAGATCAGACCGGCAGCGAGGTCCGGTCCATATACTACAATGACCATCCGTACACCCAGTCCGCATCTTGGACCCACTGTCTTCGTCGGCGGGACAACCACGGCGGCTCGGCTCCCTCACACGCCGAGTCATCCTCTGGAACCTCCATTCAGCAGGCCGTCCTTCGCGCTGCTGATGCTGTCGGGTGTCCTTGGTGGGCTGCTCTCGGCTGCCTCAAGGTGGAGACCGGCGAGGAGGGTGCCAACATCTATGGCCACGACGCCGGAGGCGCCTGCTCGGGCTGGGGCGAGGTCACAGAGCACAACTTCAAGAACTACTTCTGGCCTATCGTATCCGAGTGGGGTACCTCGAACGGAGTCGGTCCGCTTCAGATCACCTACAATGGGTATTTCATCAACGATCCCGACCGAGCCTGGTGGGATCCGCAGAAGTCGGCCGAGGTCGGGTGCTCTATTCTCAAGGGCCTCATCGAAGCCGAGGGCGATTCCTACGAGGACCTCCGCCGTGTGGGGTCTCGCTACAATTCCGGGACCATGTATGGGTCCTACGAAGCGTACGGCGTGCCTTTCTCCGACGCATGCCGCTACTGGTACAACAAAGGCCGTCCGTCTCAGGGCACGAGCGACGGCGGAGAGGAACTCGAAGTGTCATACGCAACCGATCTGCTTTCCGAGATCAAGGACCGCCTTGTTGAGGTCTCCGACCAGACTGGTGCCGGTATCGCCGGTCGCCGTTTCGACGGCCCCATCGTTGGTTGGCTGAAGGACATCTCCTACAAGCAGGACCTGATCCTGAAGGCGCTCAACGAGGCCAAGCCGAAGTCTGACGAGGACAAGTGAGGCCGTCGTGCCTTACTGTCACGTCAAAGGAGACATCCCCCCGTTCGCCACGCTGACCGTCGATCCTGATGACGGCCCCACCTTTGTTGATACTGCCGGAGAGAACGGTAAGATCGACGGTATGGTGTGGTTCTTCCGCAGCACTAACGCTCGACTCTTCCTGGATGACCAGGGTTGGAGCGCCACCAAGAACGTCACCCTGAGTGAGGACGACGTCGTCGACGTCACCATCAAGACTAATCGTCCTGCTGGTGGCGGAGGCGGCGGTAACGGGAACGTCATGGTCCTCGGTCGTGAGGAGCAAGTGCCCGCGGGTACTCCTCCGAACACGGTTATCGTACGAAAGGCCTGATCATGGCATCCCACATGAAGGGTATCGCAGTTTCCAAGAACCAAGACGAGAAGCTCAGCGTCCCGTCGGCGGCTGGAGACTGGGCGCTACTCGTAGTGGGTGGCCAGCTCAACCACATGCGGGATTGTACGCCCGCAGGTTGGACCGGGAAGTACGCCGGTGGCGAGGACATCCGGTCTTGTACTGTAGCCGTCAAAATGGTTGCTGATCCTGCCGACACACAGAACGTTGTGTGGAAGTCTCCGGACCCGGCCCACAACGGACGGCACGTTGCAGTTCTCATGGTATTCGATGGAGCCAAGGTCAAGAGCCTGGTCCCTCGTGTACCTGGAGGAAGCGCCGATGGCTGGAAAGACGGGCCATTTCCTCAGATCACAGGGTTCGTGCAGCATGACATAGCGGCCCTTCCGGTGGCTACTTTCCCGCCCAACGTCGAGTCGTTGACCAACGGCGCATGGGGCAAGGATTCCAAGCTGTCTTGGTCGTCGATAGTCGTTGGTTATGCTCAGTCGCCATATGTTCCACCAACGGAAACTGGTGTGAAAACCCTCTTCGGAGTCGACGTCCAGCTCCAGGCGGAGACCGGTACGCTAGATCCAACTCTTGCTGATGGTTCCGGTGTTCGAGTTACCGTATGGGACGGAGTTCGGGAGACGCCAACAAGCACGATGCGTGCAATCCCAGGCGGCGCCAAGACAATCGCGGAGCTGCTCAGTACGCCGCATTTCATCGTGGGGCATCGGGGCTCATCCCAGTCCTGGCCTGAGCACACCGAGATCGGCTACACTCAGGCGGTTGACTACCATGCACATGCGCTGGAGTTCTCGGCCGCCCGGAGCAAGGACGGCGTATGGTTTGGTTGCCACGATAAGAGCCTGTCCCGTCTTATTCCGGCTCTGACCAAGAACGCCGACGAGTATACCTGGGCTGAGATCAAGGCCGAGGCATCGAAGACCCAGTACCTGCCGGCGACAATCGACTGGCTGATCGATACATACTCCAAGAGTCATGTCATCGTCTTTGATCCGAAGCACAAGCTCGGCGAGTGGAAAGACGTTTGTGACATGTTCAAGGGCATGGAGCAGAAGGTCATCCTCAAGGCGTATTATGACTCCAAGTGGGCGTTCGACATGATGCGAGAGCGCGGCTTCAAGACCTGGGGTTACGCTTACAACGCGGATATCGGCAAGGCAAACTATCCAGACTTCCTCACGGGTAAGGTCTGCGATATTCTGTCCATGGAGTTCGATGCGCCCCAGACCACATGGGATCCCTTGAAGGCCTCAGGTCTCCCAACGGTTGCTCATATTCCCGCTGACGCTACCCAGCTCCAAACGGCATGGTCTAGAGGGGCTATGGGCGCCATTGTGTCTGGTATGGCGGCCGCCTTAGAGAGGGCAGCATGAGTCCAGCGTTCACGCTGGAGATGGATTCGAGGATGGACACGGGGAAGTGGCTTGAGAGACTCAAAGAGGGCCGCTTCTTCGATTTCCTCGACGACTGCGGACAGGCCGGGGTGGCTGCACTAGCTGCCGCTACTCCGGTCAGGTCCGGTTACACTGCATCCAGCTGGTCTTACGAGATCAAGCGGAGCAGAAACCGAGTCTCGCTGGTCTGGAACAACTCCCACGTGGAGCAGGGTGTCCCGATCGCAGTCATATTGCAATACGGGCATGGCACCAGGACCGGTGGCTATGTCCAGGGCGTGGATTATATAAATCCGGCGCTCAGGCCTATATTCGACAGCATCGTCAAGCAGCTTG